ACCAAATGGAGATGTAAAAACACATAATTTTGAGATTAATCTATTAAATGTTTTAGAAAAAATTGATGATAAATCAATATTAGAGTTATTGTGGGGAGATGTTCAACTTGGAAAAAGAGTTCATGCTTGTAATGTGATGTGGATTTTAAATCATATATATAAAAGACCAATATTATATATTTGTAGGAACCTCGACATAGATATGGAACAAATTAAAAATAGTATAAATAATTTTAATGCAGAATATATCAAACCATTTTTAATTGAATTTAATGTTGATAAGAAAACAATACAAAATTTATTATTAAAGAATTTTGAAACTATGGATTATCAAAAATTAAAAAGTTTTGAAAATTTTACTGGAAATTTTTGTTGTTTAATGAATTCATCGCAACTAACTCAAATTAACCAGAGTTTTATTGAGTATATTAATAATGAAAAACATTTAGTTGATGTTGGTATTTTAGTTGATGAATCTGATTTAAGCTGTCCAACATCAAAAAATGATCATTCTGAGAAGAAAAATATCGACACAACAGAAACAGAAAAATTATTAGCTCGTATATATAAGAAAGTTAGATATGTATTACATATTACTGGAACAGCACATTCATTACTGTATAATGTCACAACAAAATTAAATGTGGATAATTATATTCAAAATATGATATCAAAAGTTCATAAAATGCGAATTGAAGATGGATATTATGGATTATTTAATAATAAAATAAATTATAATACAAATATTAGTACGTGGTGGAATGAAACGAATGAAACTGATAAAGTTAAATATGATATTATAAAAGATTATGATACAAATATTAAAAGAGTTATTGAACAAATTTTAGAAAGACCATTAATTAAATATAATTCTTTATTAATTTCTGAAGAAACTAACAAAACTAAACAATCTTCATTAGTTAATAAAATTCTTAAAGATTTTGGTAATTTATTTGTTATAATTTATAATGGTGATCATTTGATTTTATATTTAAATAGAGATTATGATAATGAATTAAGAAAACTTTTAAAAACTGATGAATTGAATGATTATGATTTTAAAAAGATTATGATTTATGATGATAATAAGCAAATTTTTCCGAATAATTATGGATTTTATGATATTAAACCATTAGATAAAAAGAAAAAACCTAATATTAAATTAATATATAAATTAGTAAGAATGTTTTTTGAAAAATGTAATATTGAAAATATTAATAGAACAAGCATAACAATTTCTGGTAAATATGGAGAAAGAGGTTATTCATTCACTAGTGATGATTATGTTAAGTTTTCATTTCATCTAACTGATCAATATTTTGTATCACATAGTAATATAAATTGTACATATTTATCACAAAGAGCACGAATTCAAGGAAAATATACCGATGAAGAACTAAAAACTGGAGATATGAAATTAACATTATGGACAACTGAACAAGTTAAAGATGTATTACAAAACTTTTATATCGGGTTTATAAATTCGATTCAAGAAAAAATAATGAGTTATAATAATTGGAAAGATATTAAGGAATATATTGAAAGTATATTGGACATGGGAGAAAGAGATCTAAGATTTAAAAAATATATAAAATTTCTTGATGTTAAAAATAAGATGAAAAATATTAAATGTGTTGATCATTACGATAAATTATTAAAAAGTTATAAATTATTAAATATTACCGATATGACAGAAGAAGAAATTTTTAATTGGTGTGTTGTTAATAAATTACCAACTTATAATTGTGTAAATAATATTTTAGAAATGAATAAAACTAATTTTGAAAATAATAATAAATATGAAACTTTTAAATATATAGGAATAATTCCATTTAGAATTACTAAACCAAACATAAATATTAACGATAAAGAAAATACATTAAAATATATTCAAAGGCAAGTTCCAAAATGTACTGAATTTAAATCAATAGAAGTTAAAAGTTCAAATGAACAAACTTTTGATAAAAATACAGAAATAGAAAACGCAATTGTAAAACAAAACCCATATAGATATGTGAGTAATTATAATAGGTTTACTGAACCCAATATATGTAATATAATTATTTATCCAAATAAAAATTATTATCATATTGTTGGATGTTCTGATGAAAAAGAACTTAAACCATTACATAATAACATTATTAAAAACAAACCACCACCATATATTGTTAAAAATAATGTTATTTATTATTCTGAACTTAAATATAAATATAATGATAACCGAAAAAACATACGTAAAACTACACTTGATAATTTAGGAACGTATTATTGGAAATCTCCTGATGGGTTTTTGTATTTACATGAAAATAAAGATTTTGAAAAAAGAGATATTTCAAGTATTGAAATCCCCGACCCCAAATATCAACAATTACAAGAAACTCCTAAAGATGATGAAATTAAAACTCCTAAAGAAGATGAAATTAAAACTCCTAAAGAAGATGAAATTAAAACTCCTAAAGAAGATGAAATTAAAACTCTTAAAGATGATGAAATTAAAACTCTTAAAGATGATAAAATTCCAGATTTAAAAAATAGTAAAATAAAAACATGTAAAATTAACAATGATGAACTTAAAATTACAAAATATAGTGAATTATTGAAAGATTTGAATAAGAGGACAAAACAAAATATTAAAATTAATGGACGTAATAAACAATTTAAAGAAATTCTTAAAATTATAGGTTCTTATAATTTAAGATTAGAAATCACAATAAGCCTTGAAACTAATAATATACTAGAAATTATCAAATATAGTGAAAATTTTGAAATATATTTAACACCAAACAATATACAACAACCAAACAATATACAACAACCAAACAATATACAACAACCAAACAATATACAACAACCAACCAATAATAATTTTGATTATACTTTTTGTAAAATATCAAGTTTTAAAATAACTAATGAAGTTGGGGATGAAGTTGGTGATGAAGTTGGTGATGAAAAGTGTATTAATACATTATTAAGATACTTATGTAAATTATCTAATATTCAATTTAGAAATAAATCAGTTAATGATTGTGTTAAACAAATCAAAGAAATTATACATAGTAGAAATTATAAATTAGAATTAGTTTTAATAAATACTGAAACCAACCAAGTATTTCCACAAATAAAAATTAATTGATAATATATAATTAATATATTAAAGTATTATTTTATAATTTTACTTCATATGAACTATACAACATGTGTGTTATTAAAATAATCTTATTGAAATTATTAAGGTAATATATATTTTTATATATTTATATAGTTATATATTCATATTTATAGGAACTATTCATAGAGACTAGGAACTATTCATATTCATATGTTTAAATAATTTTTTGAATACTAAGTATTTTTATTGGATTTTATTTAATATTTAATATATATTGCCGATTAATTTTATAGTTTGTATATTGTTATATATATTCATATTTATAGGAACTATTCATAGAAACTATTCATAGTAACTAGAGCCTAACATTTAATATATAGATTTGATTTTATAGTTGCATATATTTTATAGATTGTCAATTGATTTTATAGTTGTATATATTTTATATATATATTCATAGGAACTATTCATATTCATAGAAACTATTCATAGTAACTAGAGACTAACCTTTAATATATATTTGATTTTATAGATTGTCAATTGATTTTATAGTTGCATATATTATATATATAACATTTAATATATAAATAATATATAGATTTGATTTTATAGATTGTTAATTGATTTTATAGTTGCATATATTTTATATATAACATTTAATATATAAAATATATATATATTTGATTTTATAGATTGTTAATTGATTTTATAGTTGCATATATTTTATATATAACATTTAATATATAAATAATATATAGATTTGATTTTATAGATTGTTAATTAATTTTATAGTTGCATATATTTTATATATAACATTTAATATATAAATAATATATAGATTGTTATTTGATTTGATAGATTGTTAATTAATTTTATAGATTGTTAATTAATTTTATAGATTGTTATTTGATTTGATAGATTGTTAATTAATTTTATAGTTGCATATATTTTATATATAACATTTAATATATAAA